TTATGCGTGCTTGTACGTGACGTGGCGGGGCGTTGCACGGCGGGCTAAACGGGGCGTCTTGGCCTGACGCGATGGCGGTTTAACCTGACGTGATGGTGCCTTGGCTTGGCTGATCTTTTTTGCGGTGGTCTTGCAGGGCTGCCACTTGCCTTTTGCGGTCGGCGCGGTGGGGGCGCCATAGCACCACCCATTGTTCTTGACGTGGGTAAACATCACGTCGCGCATATTGCAGGCCTTCAGTGTTTTCTGATCGTCGCCAATGCCGTTGCGGCATTCGCCATTCAAGTAGTCCGTGACGGTGAGCAGATCAGAGGCTTCCTTCTCTGACAGCGCCTGGGCCAGGGACGGCGCGGAAACGGCGGCAATCAGAATGCAAGCGAAGAGGCGTCGCATTGTGGCGGTCCAGAATGGTAAAGCCAGTGATGCTACATCATTCATTACGAGGCGGTTTCGAAACGTTCACCGTTTTGATGGCTATTCGATAAATTGCCCATTCGACATGGGTTTGCGGCCATTTATATGACCATTGTTAAGTTCACGGGGCGGCTCACGCCGCAATGGACCGACCTCGCCGGGGGCTGGCCGCGGACATGACCGCAGGTGTGTTGGGCTTCGGCGGGATGCGCTCGACAGGTTTTGGCTAGCAAAAAACCCGCAGAGCCTTACGCTGTGCGGGTTTCTCGGTATCTTTCGGACTGCTTGGGAAGGTGATTTGGCGCCCCCACCAGGAATCGAACCTGGAACTGCCCCTTAGGAGGGGGCTGTTATATCCATTTAACTACAGGGACGGGCTATTAATCTGTGGTGCCTTGTTTTGCCAGACTTTCTAGCAATGGCGCGGGTTTTGTTGCGATTTTCGGGGTGTCGTCAGTATGCGAACTAGCACGAAGTAATGCGAAGTTTTGACGCCTTGGTGCTACGATAGTGCTACCGAAAACAGCAAAGTGCTACGCGCCGTAACACCGATGGCATCAATTATACCGATCAAAGGGAAGTGGCGGGCAACCGTCCGTATCAAGCAGGGCGGCAAGCTCGTTTTTCACAAGTCGATGACGCATGACACCAAGCGCCTAGCGGAGCAGTGGGCGCTGGATGTCGAGGCCAAGGCCCGGACCGAAACGGGTTTGGCTGAGCTGTTGGCGCGGGAGGGCTCGCGCGGGGTGCTGGTGCGCGACCTGATCGGCAGGTACATCCAGTATGTGGGAAAGCTCAAGCCGCTGGGGGCAACGAAGTCGGCGGTACTGAATACACTGGCGGCCTCGGACCTTGGCGATAATCCAGTCACGGCAGTGACGGCCGGCGTGCTGCTGGACTATTGCAACAAGCGACGCGAGAAGTACGGCAATAGCGCCGCCACCATCGCGCAGTATTTTGGCTATCTTCGGCAGGTGTTCGACCTGGCAAAGCCGGTGTGGGGTATCGGCGTCAGTGCAGCGCCGTTTGATGAGGTGCGGCCGGTGTTGCTCAAGCTGGGGCTGATTGGCCAGGGTAGTGAGCGTGACCGCCGGTTGGTGGGTGATGAGTACGCCAGGCTATTGAAGTGGTTTGAGAACTACGACGCAACCCGGGCGCGTGAGCTGCGCATGGCACCGGTGTTCCGCTACGCAGTGGCAATGGCAGCGCGGCGTGGAGAGATTGTCGGCATCCTGCGGTCTGACGTGGACCGCCAGGCGCGCACGGTGGTGGTGCGTAATCGGAAAGACCCGCGCAACAAGATCGGCAACGACCAGGTGCTGCCGCTACTGGGTGAGGCTTGGGGTATCGTTGAGGCGCAGCTGGCCAGCCACGACGACTTGCGCGTATTCCCTTATACCGAGATCAGTATCAGTACATGCTTCCAACGGGCATGTGAGGTGCTGGGTATCGAGGATCTGCATTTTCACGATCTGCGCCACGAGGGAACCAGTCGGCTGTTTGAAGCGGGGTACAGTATTGAGCAGGTGGCTCTGGTGACGGGGCACAAGACGTGGAACATGCTGCGCCGTTACACCCAGCTCCGGCCGGCGTCGCTGCATGAGCTGCCGGCTGCGGCCAACCTTGGCGGCAATGGTGGCGGTGTTGCGGTGCCAGAGGTCGACGCCAAGCCCAGGGTCAGGAGGCGGCGGTGGGTGGTGAAGACTGCGGATGGCTTCCTGGTGGGTATGGATGGAGAGCTGGGGTGGGTGGATGATGAGGCGTCCGCCAGTGCCTGCGTATCGGAAGCCGAGGCGCAAGTTCTGGGTGAGTCGTCTGGTGAGATGTTTGAGATAGTGCGGGTATTAGTGTGATTGCTTGTTGTTGCGGCGATGGGGGCTGAGAACTGAGGATAGCTACTTGGTTGAGGTGGGTGGGAAGTGTTCAGATGGCTTGACGTGAGAGTCAACGCGTAGTGATCGTGAGAATTTACAATGTAAACTTGCGGGCCAACTATTTATCCATCAAACTTGCATCATAAATGATCAGTTTCGAGGTGCGCTCCATGTGAGCGCAAAAGGTTTTATTGATCCAGTCTATTGCCGTGATAGTTTTTTTAAATAATAAATTGTCTTGCATTAATATTCAAATAACTTGTAAAAATGCGCGGTTATCACGGAACTTGTAAATCAAAGTGGCCACTCATACGAATGAGGGGCTTTAATTTTAGCAATGATCCCAAAGATTGGCTTGGGATGGGTGTTTATTATTTTGTTGATGGTGTTATGTGCCCTGTCGAGGCTAGTGAGCGCTGGGCGTCTGTATTTAAGAGTCACCGTGATCCTTGTGTATTAGAGTCAGTTTTTAAGTTTGATTTTGATTATGTTCTAGACTTGCGGGATGAATCTGATCTAAAGGATTTCAATAAGGTAAGAGAGTACTTCTGTTCCAAGCTTGAGCTTGATAAAGGGAGGAAAAAGGCCTTTGATAGAAAAATAGTTTGCGATGCAATTTTGGAGTATGTTGGTGCCCAAGCTGTAATTAATCGAGAATACATTTCTGCTGTTGCGCCGAGTCCGGCAGAAAGAGAGCTTGCATTGGGGATGCCCAGTATTCCAAATTGCACGATAATGGCTGTTAGGGATAAAAGTAAAATTGAACAGACGCGCGTGTTCAGATAAGAAAAGGAATTGAAAATGAAAGCCATGTTTGCGAAGGCATTGGAAAAACTACAACAATCAACGCCTGAAGAAATTTATGAGTTTGTTGCTAGGCACGCAGAGACAATGGATCAGCGTGCACTACACGCTCGTTATTTTGATCTGGAAATAAGCTTGATTGAGTCAATTTCCATTGGCTCTGGAGTTTTCGTTGCTGCTGGAGAGAGGCATTCTAACTGCGCAGCACGGTCAGATGATTACAAACTGGCGGCGTAAGTAATGTCGGAAAAAGAACAGCTTACGCTTCAGCTTGCAAAAACTGTCGCAGAAAGTTTTTCTCTTGTGAGCTTTGATGGTGATTCTCACAAGGATGTTCTTTCTGTTGGCGCTAGATTTGATGAAGGCTCGCCGCAACATTTTTCAATAGTTTTTGATTTGTCGCTGCTGGCTGATTCTTGCAAAGAACTGTCAGTCGTGTATTGTGCTGATTTCAAGCTGAATAGGGATGTCGATCGAGATTGGGTTGATAATTCGCCTTTTGCGAATGTTAATGCGCCTGCAATTGCCTATCCTTTTTTACGGGCATTTGTCGCAAATATCATGCTTAACTCAGGGTATGAGCCCGTGATGCTTCCTGCGCTGAATTTTCAAAGTAGATTTAACGAAAAGAAGGCCGCAAGGTCTGCAGAATAAAACGCCCCGCTGTTGGGGCGTTTTTCTTTGGTGCGATAAGCACCGTTATCGAACCTAGTAAAAAGTGAAAGTGTTTGCGGGCTATGCCGCCGTGCCGGCCGCGAACAGCCCTGCACCGTGAAGTGCTGCACTGCATGCTGGGTTTAGCCAGATGACTTCGGTGCGAGCCTTTGCGCCATCGGCAAGTGCCCTGCATTCATGCCGCTCCCAGTCGGCGAACAGTTCCTGGTCGTACAGTTCGCACGGATACCCCGACAGCACCACCATGCCGCGCAGCTCGCGCAGGCCTGCGGCCAACTGCCGGTGATCGTCGTCGCTCATTTCATGCCGGTACGCCGGTGCCCGGGTGCGCAGATTGCGTGTGCTATGCACATAAGGCGGATCAACGTAGTGCAGAGTGGTTTCCGAGTCGTGATGCTGCATGCACTGCAGCGCATCACGGTTTTCGATGACTACGCCACGGAAACGGTCAACTATGCTGGCCAGCGCGCTGGGGAAGTCGGCCCAATCGTGTGCCGGCGTCTTGTTGGAGCGGTTACTGTTCGCCCGGAAGCCTGTGCTTTGCCCCGATGCGCCGGCGCTGCCAAAGCCCATGTAGGACCTGACGAGTGTGCGGCGGGCCTGCTCAATCGGATCGGCGCTCTCCTGATATGCCTGTTTGAACTCCTCGCGGGCAAACGGCGTAAGTTCGACCTGGCGCACCAGTTCATCGCCGCTGTCGCGCACTACTCTGAACAGGTTTACCACTTCGCCGTCCAGGTCGTTGTACACCTCGGCGTGTGAGCGATCCTTGCGCAGCAGCACGCTGCCACCGCCGCCAAACGGCTCAACGTAGACTCGATGTTCCGGCAAAAATGACAGGATCCATGGCGCCAATCTGAATTTGCCGCCGTGGTAGCGCATTGCCGGGCGCGTGATATTGCTTGTCATGCGGCACCGCCTTTCTTGCCGTGCATACCGGCAGTGGCGTACTGGTACAGCTCATCTGCCCGGCGCTTCGCCTCGTTGGCCGCGTACTGGCAGCCCTGGCCTTTGCGTCGGCCGCAGTAGCCGCCGCAGGTGCGGCATTTCGGTTTCTTCGTGGCTGCCATCACGCACCGCCTTCCTGCAGGGTGGTCGGCAGGTAGATCGCCCGGGCCTTGCTTGGCGCGCGCGGTGTTGGCTTGTCAGTCTTGCCACAGTCCACCCGCGCCGCCAGCAGCGCGGCCCACTCCGTTTTCCCGTTCGGCACCACAACGTGGCTGTCACCGTCGTACAGCTTGCCCAGCGTGCCATCGCTACGGCGGTAGTACGGCGTGCCACGCGACAGCTTGGCGGCCTCGGCCTTCTTCACCGCGATGCAGCAGCCGTGCGAGCAAATGCCGCGTGCTTCCTGTTCGCTGTACAGGCCTGCTTTCTCGATGCAGATCGTGTAGCCCTTGCTGTCCGGGCGCCACCAGGTGATGTGTTCGTGGTCTTTGATGGTGTGCCCGATGTGGGCAATCAGGTATTCGCTCATCGTTATTCCTGAAAAAGTGAGGCCACCGTTCTGGTGGCCTGATGGTTACGCTGCCTGCAGCTGGCGCTGCTTGAGTTCCTTGTGGCTCCACGCGGCCAGATCCATGCAGTTGGCCTCAATGAGTGCTTGCGCCGGCCCGGGGCTGACGCTGTTGCCAACCATGCGTACCTGCGCCGTCTTGGTGAACGGCCTCCCGTCGTGGCCGCGGTCGATGATGTAGCTGGCCGGAAAGCCCTGGCACAGATACAGCTCGCGCGGCGTCAGCATGCGCAGGCAGATGTCCACGATCACGTATGGCTCGCCTTTTACCCATACAGTGACCAGCGCCAGCCGGTCACGGGTGGTGGCGGTCGGCATCGGCTGATCCACGCCGCTCACGTTGTCGGTGCCGTAGTAGCTGATAAGGAAGCTGGCGCAGCGCAGGGCAGCGTCCTCGTTTTCCTTGCTCAACATGTACGACGCGACGGCGTGGTGCTCGGCGCCGGCGGTGATGGCCGCCATCGGTGCGTTGAACTCACGGCCAAAGCAATTGCGGCGCAGGGTTACCAGGTGCGCGGCTACCAGCTGCTGCTGGCTGCCGGTGGTGGTGATCGTGGTCGCGGGCTCGTCCAGGCTGCGGCCAACCGTCTGATTGAACCCGCCGTTGGCTTGCATCAGGTAAGCGGTAGCCAGCGCCTGACCGCCGCAGCCAGATGCGGTGATGGTGTTCACCGGGCCAGTGGCCGGCTTGCTGCCATCGCCCCAGCGCTGCGCGCGCCCGGGCTTGCCTTCGCCGTGGGCGGCCTGCACAAGAACCGGCATGGCAACGGCAATTTCGCCGCGGTTGGCCGCAGTGATAGTGCGCACCGGCTCCATGGAGTCATGCACACGGTCGCCGCCCTGGTGCGTCAGCGGAACCAGTGACGGTTGCGCTACTGCAAAGCTTCCGCCCTTTGGGTGGGCGGTGATGGTGTTCAGCGGCTGCTCGATGTCATGCACACCGTTGCGGTTGCTCCAGTTGGCTAGCTCCACGATGAACGGCTTGGGGGTGTTCAGCACGTACTTGTGCATGCCCTTGGCGATGCGGCGCAGCGTGGCATCAGCCAGCGGCTTCTTGCGGGTGAAGATAGATTCGCCCAGGTTGCTGAAATCGATGTGGTCGGCGGCAGCGCGCCAAGCTTTTTGCCCTTTTTTGGGCTGCTTGAAGTGCGTCGGTTCGGGCCAAACAATTGGCCGTCCATCCCGGCGCGCAAACAGGAACAGGCGTTCGCGCGTGGTGGCAGCGCCGTAGTCGGCTGCGTTCATCAGGCGGTATTCAACTTGGTATCCCAGCTGCTCCAGCACGCTGACGAATCGCCGCCAGGTGCGGCCAACGTGTTTCGGGTCTGGGACGAGAAACTGCTGTTGCACTGGCACGCGCTCGCCAGGGGCGGCCACGGTGCCATCCAGCTTCATCACGCGCCCGGTCTGCTTGCAGCGCTTTGCGATCAGTGGCCCCCACTGCTGCATTTGCTTGACGTTTTCCATGCTGATGCTGCGCGGATGCACCTGGCCGGCCCAGCGCGGTATCACCCAGCCAAGGCCGCGGATCTTCTTGTCGCGCGGCTGGCCGCCGATGGCCTGGCTGAAATGCGTGCAGTCCGGGCTGCCGTGCAGGTGGCCAACCGGGCGGCCGCGGGTGGCGGTGCGCGGGCAGACCTCGAAAACGTCGGCGCAGTAGTGCTCCGTCTGCGGGTGGTTCGCCTCGTGCATGCTTATCGCGTCACTATCGTGGTTGATAGCGATGTCCACGTGGCGGCCAAGAGCGTGCTCAATACCGGTGGATTTGCCTCCGCCACCGGCGAACAGATCGACAATGATTTCGTCGGTCGTCAGCAGGCTGAATTGTTCTCTGACCATGGGGTATCTCGGAATGAATCAGGCCACCGATTTGGTGGCCTGTTGGTAAGTTGGGCGCTGTTCTGTCTGGCTCATACCTGGCTGCGTTCCCATGATCTACGCGCAGCGTCGTGGCGCTCGTCGATCAGCTTGGCTAGGTCGTCGATGTGGACGTGGCGAGGGCTTTGGCGGCTGGGGCCGACGCGGTAGGTCGGCAACGGCAGCTTGTTGAGGGTGGCCAGACGGTTGGCCTCGGCGATGCTGACGCCGAAATGCTCGTCGCAGATGTTGGCGAGCGGGATGCTGGGGGTTTGGTGCTGGGCCATGAGTAGCCAAGCGGTGCGATTGGTTTTGTTTTCCATGTTGGTCTCAAGTAACGAGTGCCCGTGAGTCATGGGCGTGTTCTTGTGCATGGCGCGTCACGCGCCCTCCATGGCGGCGTATGCGGAGCTATGGCCGCCGGGCAGGTAGTGGCCGCCGAAGCTGCTGCCCTTGGGGTGTCGGGCCGGGATGATGCGGCCCGGCAGTCGTTGCAGCGTCGCGGGCAGGCCGGCGCGGTTGTCGCGCTGTGCCTGGTGCAGGGTGGCGCTGACTTGCTTGTGCTCCAGCGCGGCGGCTCGCGCTACGTTGTCGACCAGTTCGGCCAAAACCTTGTTGGTGGCCTCGGCGCCCTTGGCGCGCTTGCAGGTGCAGCTGGTGGATTTGCAGCCGGTGATGCCGTCTTTGCGTCGGGTAAAGACGGCGCCGCAGATGCATTTGGCTTTCCAGTATTCGCGCTTGTCGCCGCTGGGGTCTGTGGCGATGCGCTCCAGGCTGATGGCGGTAACGCTGCCGAATGTCTGTCCTGTGATGTCCAGGTGTTTCATGGTCGCTCCAGTAGCTTGAAGGACATGGCGAATTCGCCGGCCGTGCCGGGCGGATTGATCTGCCAGTAGTCGCCATTCTTGATGGGGGTGAAGCCGACACTGGTGATGTCGCCGATCAGCTGCGGCGTGATTTCGTTGCAGAACAGTCGCGGATTGAGATCCTGCAGCGGCGAGTGGGGCGGCGCCACGGTGATGGTGTGGTCGAGTGCCCGCAGCATGTTGGCCAGGTTTTCCGCGTTCACATAATCCCAGCGGTGCAGGTCGATGCGGCGCACGGTAGAGGTGAATTCCTCGGTGAGCCGCTGCAGCGTTTCCAGCTGCAGAGTGGTTATCGGGCGTTTATCCATTCCGTGACTCCAAGAAGGGAGATGGTGCCGGCGGCGATCATGAGCCAGCGCACCAGCTTGCGGGCCATGTTCGCCGCCACCAGGCGTGCGGCGCCGATCATCGCGGGGCGTAGCCGGCATCGGCGAGGGCTGCTTGTACGCGCTCGATGCCGTGCAGCATCTGGTAGGCGCGTTCTTTGCGAATGTCCGGCGGCAAGTGGGGCTCGGTCAGGTCGTAGGCGTCCCGGTAGCAGATGCGCTTGCAGAACTGGGCGAACTGGTATGCCGCGTCTTCGCTGATTTCCACCGGCAAGGTGATGGTTTGCTGGCTCATGCTCTGGCCTCCTTCTCGATGCGCCTGTTCTCGATCTCGCGTCGAGCGGCGGCTTTGCGTTTGTCTTGGGGAGTGGATCGCGGCAGGGGTTTGCCGCCGAGTTCGTTGGCGCGCAGCTCGGCGCGCATCGCGATGTAATCGCGCTGGGGGTAGAAACGGGCCATCAGACGGTGCGCTCCGGGTACATCACCGGGGTGGCCAGCAGGTGGCTGGTGGTGAACTTCGGGTTGTGCAGGTGGGCGATGCCCAGGCGGTGGAAGTCCGCCGAGGTCTCCATGCTGCTGGGGAAAATCACCAGGCTGCCGGTCTGTGCGGCGCGGCGCATGGCGGCGCGCTGTTTGATGAGGTCGATCAGGTTCGCGGTGCGCATGATGGGCTCCGTTTCTGTGGCCAGTGTGGCCGCTTGATTGGGTGTTGGTCAGCGGTTGATGCGCTGCTCGTGGCCGTCGTGGATGATGAAGAGGTTCACGTCGGCAAGGCGGTACTGCCCGCCCGGTCCGCCCTGGACGATGTAGGCGCCCCAGCCGGGCGTTGCCACGATGTAGACGGGGAAAAGCTGGTTCGGCTCGGTCTGGCCGTAATACTTGCTGCTGCGTTTGATCTTGGCGTAGAGCTGCTGGCCTTTGGTGGTCATGGCCTCGCGTTCCCGTTCGTATTGCTCGACTGCTGCCCGGCCTTCTGCCGTGTTCATGTCAAAGAGTTGCATGGTCGGCTCCCGGGTTATGCCTCGGCGGTCTCGCGCTGTTCGATCAGGTTCAGCGCAGCCAGCTGCATGCTGTAGTACGCCCACACGCGCTTGAGGCGATGGCGGGCGACGGCGGTGTAGTCGGGGTGCTGGATGGCCTGTTGGTAGGTCAGGCCGTCGCGGCGCATTTCGCTGATGTCCATGCCGAAGGTGGCCGGGTCAGTTTTCATCATGTCCACGATGCCGGCGAAGCGGTGGCGGTTGTCCTTGTAGAGGGCGCTGTCTTCGATGCCGCGCCCCTGGTATTCCACCGGGCCGAAGAACGGGTTGCACCAGGCGACCACGTCGGCGTCGGGCAGATCGTCGAGGATGGCAGCGAGGCCGTTGGCGGTTTCGACGAAATCCAGCCCGCCGATCAGCGGCACATGGATCACGGTGCGGATGCCTTCGGCGGTGAGCAGGCCGAGCGCGTCGCTTTCCACCAGGTAGGCTTTGAGCGGCACGAACACGGCGGCGCCGGTGTCGATGACGGTATCGCCTTCATGGTCGAGGATGTGGCCGATCATGGTGTCGAACTGGCGGCTGTCGATCTGCTGGTGGTCGTTGAGCAGCTCCAGCCCCTGCACGCCCAGTGCGGTGATGCGCGAGAAGGTGCGGTTGACCGGGTCGGTGTCGATGCACTGCACCGGGCGCGGAGCGTTGGCCGCGAGGTGCTGGGCGACCAGCGCAGTGATGCCGCTCTTGAAGCAGCCGCCTTTGCCCTGCAGGGTGATGTGTGCGGTTCGTTGCATGGTGTTCTCCTGGTTACCAGTTGAGTGGTTTGTCTCGCTGCTGGCGGAAGTCGCCGCGCGGTGCTGTTGGTTTGGGTGCTGCCGGTGCCGGCGTGGCGGCGGGCGGCGCGGGGGTTTGGCTTGCTTCACGGGCTGGGCCTTTCTGGCGCTTGCGCTCGCGGCAGAGTGCGTTGCGGAACTCGCTTTCGGTCATCTGCAGGCCGGCGCTGGCGAGCGCGTCGATGATCTGGCCGTGCCGCACGCCGTCCCTGATGCGCTGTTCGATGTCGGGCAGCAGGGCGCGAAACTGTTCGATCTTGGTGGTGGGTTTGGCCGGGGCGGCCAGCGCCAGCAGCGCGGTTTTGGCCTGCTGCTGGGCCGCGTTGCTGTGGGTCATTCGGGTGCTATCCCTTTGTGATGTGCTGCTAATGGCTTGCTAATGGCTTGCTAATGCACTGCTAATTAGCAGGCGTGACCAAAGAAAAGCGGCACGGGGTTGCCGTGCCGCTGTGGTGGCGCTATTTGCGCGGAAAGACTTCCTGCAGGTTGATCGATCGGCCGAGGTCGTCTTTCAGGTTCCACTGGTTCTTGAGGGTGAGCCGCTTAAAAAGGCCTGCGTACTGTTTCTTGGCGACGCTGACGGCGGCGTGAAAGTCGCTTACCCCCCCCCCACTGGTAGGGGGATTTCCTGTGTTCCATCGGTGAGCGTGATGTGCATGGTTTACTCCGGTGATGACTGATGGCGTCAAAGATCGTCACTGGCCCCCGTTGTCTTGCGTCCGGGATCATCCCGGCGGGCGTTAGGTGCCGGATCAATCCGGCCCCGTATAGTGAGCGGGTCGCATCAACCCGCTTTGCCAGCCCCCGCGTCCCGGCTCTCCGCCGTTCACCCGCTAAACCGATCGATTCTCTCGCTACCTGCTTATCCGGGCTTTGCCAGCCCCCGGCGCCATCGCTTCCCGTAATCGGTGTGGGAGAGCGCTGCACTGTGTGCCGCGCTGCTGATGCGAAATCTACATTTGTTGATTTCTAAGCGCAACAAATGTAGATGCCGAATTTCAACAATTGTTGTTTTTCTGCGAATCACGGCTTGGGAGGGGAGATTTGATCAGCGAGTGCGATTAGATCCGCGCGCATGCGGCAAAGCATCGTGGTGATGTAGCGTTCCATTGTGTCTAGATTGCGGAGGGCATTAGTCACAGAGTGGGCGTGCTCCGCCGGAGTTGGCTTGGTCTTGTTGTTGGTGTCCTGCTGCATTGAATGTTGCTCGAGGTGTCGAAGGTGGCAACATTTTGCCCCGGCTCAGAGGGGGCCGGGATGCGTAATTCTACGCATCGGTATCAAGTGGCTTGTGCAGAAAATTGCGCCACAACATGACGGTGATCTTGAGCTGTTCGTCGGTGAGGTGGGGGAGCATGGCGCGTAGCTGATGCACCATGTCGTCGCGGGCGGGGGTGGTGACGCCGTTGGCAAGCCAGTCGCTGGAGACGCCAAAAAATGCCGAAAGATTGGCTAAGTTGTTGTTGTTAGGCATTGTGCATTTCAACCAGGCGTAGACGGTTTGCAGGCTGACGTTGCAATCAGCTGCGATTTCCTTGGCGGTGACGCCATGTTTGCGCTTCAGCTTGCGTAGACGGTCGTGGAAGGTTGGCACGACGGCAGTCTACGTAGATTCACCTAGCTTCACCACGTTGCCGACTTGGTTTTTTATCAAGTCGACTTGATATCTTTTTAGTGGCTGCTGAGGGGGAGTTAGTTCTGGCGATCCTTGAGCGTCAGGATCAGTTGCCAGAGGTGGGCGATGTCGTCGTTGCCCTTGGCCAGTAGTTGTTCGGCCAACTCTTCCGGGGTGTCGGCGCAGACGTAGCGTCCGTCGCCACTGGGGATGGTGTCGCGTGGGCCTTGGCCGGTTTCGAGCCAGTTGGGATTCACTTTGAGCGCTCGTGCGATGGGAATGAGCTTGGTGGTGGCCGCCGACGTGCCGCGTTCCAGGTCGGCAACGGTGGTCTGGCTGATGCCGGCACGTTGGGCCAGCGCGGCTTGCGACCAGCCGCGACGTTCTCTTTCTGCTTTTATGCGGGTGCCCAGTGCGCTCATGGCCGGCAGTTTGCCGGATAACGATACCGGTATGCATATTGCCTCAATCGGCATTCCGATTAGTGCCGCATGAAAAAACGCCCCTGCGGGCGTTGTTGGCGGCCGTTTTCTGGGTGTGTGGCTGTCAGATCCCGCCGCAGACGGCGACCACGCGGCCGACGATGCGGACGTGCATCATTTCCTCGGCGCGGACGTTCAGGTCAGGGTGGGTGTTCTTGTCAGGGTTGTCGCTGCGGATGATCAGCCCGCCGCCGATGGCCTTGAACAGGCGCTTTACCTTCACTTCGTCATTGATCACCAGCACGTACACCTTGCCGTCGATGATGGTGTCGTTCTGGCAGTAGTCCACCACGATGGAGTCGCCGTCGAGCAGGCGGGGCTCCATGCTGTCGCCGCTGACCACCATGGTGGCGGCGCAGGCCGGGTCGATGCTCATGCGGCGTGCCCACTTGGCGGTAAACGCCTGGCGCTGGCCGGCGGTGTCGACGTGCCAGACTTGGGCGCCCGGCCCGGCGCTGGGGCGCACGCTCAGCTCCGGCAGGAAGATGTATTCGCCGGATTGGGCGAGCTGTTCTTCATCCTCCCATACCTCGATCGGCCGCAGGCTGACTTCGGTCATGCTGCCTTTCCCGCTGTCCAGCCATGTGGCTGAGACGCCGAGCGCCTTGGCGATTGCCAGTAGGTGCTTGGTGCCTTTGTTGCGCCCATTCTCAACAAAGTTGATGGTCTGCGCGGAAACGCCAACGCGTTTCGCCAGTTCCAGCTGGGTCAGGCCTTTTAGTTCGCGTGCATGAGTCACGCGCTTGCCGAGTGTATCCATTGAACAATTGTTATACACCTGCGATCTACATTGGCTGATGCTATCCGGTTGCGAAATCAACAAATGTAGATTAGAGTCGCGGCCATGGACTGGAAAAATCTTATCGCCACGGTTGTCGGCACGGGTATGACCCAAAAACAGATCGCTGCGGATGTCGGTTGCTCCTCTGCGTACATAAGCAGTTTGGCCATGGGCAAGCGGGGTGTGCGCGTTTCTTACGAAATCGGCGTGCGCCTGGTGGCTTTGCGTGACCGCTGTATGGCTTCCGGTTCCAGTCATTCTCAAGTTCTCTCGGCGGCGGAATCCCCCTGATTCGCCGTTTTTTCGCTCGGTTGCAGCCGGGCTTTTTTTATTCCCTGTTGTGCATGGTAGTAACGCCGGCCGCAGGTAAAAACGTTTTTGTCATGGAGGGTTAAACATGGACGTAAAGACCGCGGCGTATCGCATGGTGCATGACTTTGCCGGTGGTACGCCGGCGCTGGCCGAGTTGGCCGGCATCGGCCACCAGGTGCTGGTGAACAAGGTGAACCCAAACAACACGACGCATCACCTGCGGCTGGATGAGGCGGCGCAGTTGAGCGAGCTGACCGGCAATCCGGTGGTGCTTTTTGCGCTGGCGGAGCGGCTGGGCTTTGTGTGCATGCCGGCGATGTTTGCCGAGCGTCCGGACCGCTCGCCGATCCTGGCGCTTTCCGGGTTGATTTCGGCGCATGGCGATGTGGGCGAGGCGGTGTCGATGGCGCTGGAGGATGGCCGTATCGATAGCGCCGAGTTGGTGGATATCGAGGAGGCGATTCTGAGCAACATCGAGCATCTGCATTCGGTGTTGCGCGCGGTGCGCGTGGCTCACCGCAAGGGGGTGCGCCATGAGGGCGGTTGACCCGGTGATGCAGGTGCTGCAGCGGCAGGCTTTCCGGGTGCGCAAAGCGCATCCACGGGACAAGCGCGAGCTGGGTAGCAAGCTGCTGCGGCAGCTGATTCGACAACTGGATAGCCAGGTGGCGCGCCATGGAATGGCAGCAGATCAGCGGTCTGGTGAGTAAGGATGCCGATTACGTGATGGCGCTCGCCAAGCAGGGTTGGCGGCGCTGGCAGGAGGTGGAGGAGCGTCGCCTGTTGGCGCTGTATGGGCAGGAGCATCTGCAGGCGATTCACCTGCGCATGAAGGATATGGGCTATCAGCCCTTGGTGCCGCTGCATGACCGGCGGCATGGTTTCAGGAAAGGCGACTATGCGGTTTGATAGTGTGAGTGATCTGGCGGGTTGGGCGCTGCAGTGTGTGCGCAAGCCGGATGGCGGGCTGTTCTCGCGCGAGGAGATGCGCCGGGAGGTGTTGCGCATGGAGCGCGAGGGCGCGCTGGTGCTGCGTCGCTGGCCGTCTGGTGCGGTGTCGATTGCGGAGGTGCGTCGTGGTTGTCTCTGATGCCGAGCTGGAGTTGTTGCAGGGCTTGCCGTTGGGGGCGCAGGTGCTGTACCTGCGCGAGCTACGTGCGCGCATGGATTACGCCACCGGTACGGTTGGCCGCACGCATCGGGTGAGCTGGGACGGGATGCGCCAGACGTTGGAGGTGGAGTCGCGCCCGGGTATCGCGCGTGAGATGCCGAGCCGTGAGCAGGTGCGGCGGCTGGCGCAGCACCTGGTGCGCGTGGGGCTGGTGGAGCTGATTTCGGACATGACGGGCAAGCAATTGATCATGCGCTTGCCTATGGCGATTTCGGATTTTTGCGCCTCGAAAAAAGCCGACCGTAACCCGACCGTAACCCGACCGAGCGAAGCCGACCGTAACCCGACACTGGGCGAAGCCAATAACGGCGCGGGTTTTGCGGGTTGTGGCGATGGTGTAGCCGACCGTAACCCGACCGAACCAGAAATGCCAATAGCCGACACACATCCGTTATCCGTTGATAGAGATGAGATGGATACGCGCGCGGGAGGTGTGGCTGGCGGGGGCGCCGTGCCGACTGACGTTGGCGAGTCGGCGACAGGTGGGTCTGCGGATGGGGTTGGCGTGGTGTTCCGGCGCCTGCTGGGCGAGGATGGTGCGCCGAGTGCTGCGGTCATGAAGGCGTGTGGCCGCGTGGTGGCTGTGTGTCAGCAGCGGGAGGTGACGGCGCTGGAGATGCAGGCAGCCATTGCCGAGACGCGCCGCCGAGGCATTGGCAATGTGGCTGGCTATGCGGCATCGATCATCGAATCGGGGTCGCTGGTCGCTGTGCCGGATGCCAAGGTGGTGCCGATGCGGCCACGCGGCGCGCCGAAATCGGGTGGCGGGCTGGACGCGGTGTTTGCCGCGGCTGGGGAGGCGATGGGCTATGAGTGAGCATGCTCTGGTGCAGTCTGGTGCCGGCTGTTCGGCGCCGCAGGCTGATCCGTTCCGGCAGTTGTCCGGTTACGTGTTGATGCGGCTGACGGCGTGGTGGCCGGGCAAGGTTGGCCGCGAGCTGGCGGACGAGCGGGCGAGCAAGCTGTTTGTGCGGGCTCTGGCCGAGGCGCTGGCGGGCCGTCAGGTGTCGCGGGAACTGGTGGAGGCCGGTTTGCAGCGTATCCAGGCGGAGGGCGGCGAGTGGCCTCCGCTGGAGGTGCCGCGGCTGATGCGCTATTTCTCGCCGGTGCCGGATTATCAGGCGGCGTTTGCCGAGGCGCAGAATCATGCGGTGGCGCGGCATTATGGCGAGGGCGCCACGCCGGATTCGTGGAGTCATCCGGCGGTGTATTGGGCGGCCGATCGGCTGGGGTGGTTCGAGGTGCGCAATTCGACCTGGGAGCAGGTGAAGCGCCGCTGGCCGATGGTGCTGGAGGAGGTGCTGGCGTGGGGGGCTTGGCCGGTGCCGCGCAAGGCGCTGCCTGCGGAATCGAAGTTGCAGACGCGGGCGGTGCAGCAGGCGGAACTGGCGAAAATCCGCGCCATGCTGGCGGGCAAATAGCCATGCTGTTGTGGTAAAATCGCGCGATAGATAGACCTGCCTGAAGGCGGGCGTTTATGAGTCCTGGTCAGGGGGTGATTAGGATGAGGTTTGAAGAACATTGATGTGGTGCGCGCGGTCCGTCTGGCCTTCGAGCGGTTTTCGGCTCAAGGGGTGAAGGCGGCAGCGTCGTTTGGTGAAGTGCGTGGCGGCGAGCCGGCAAGAGGTCGCGAGTTGGCGATCATGGAAGCCGGCGAGATCGTGGCGGCGGTGATTGGCCTTGAGGCCCGTTTCAACCTGGCGCTGATGGCACGGGTGAACGATGGCAGCATGGCGTTCCTGCAGGGTGTGTTCGACGATCTGGTTTCGTTCGTTGCGCATCATGAGCCGGATGCCATGGAGTATGGCAAGGCGGGTCTGCAGTATTGGGTGCGCCACTGGCTGACGGGCTTCGGGTCGTTCCGTGAGTTCGGCCGGGAGAACGGCATTCACCATGAGACGGCGGGCAGTTTCTATCGCCGGCATGTGGAGGTTGTGCTCCATGGTTGGCTGGTTGCGGCGTGCGGCGAACTGGAGCCGTTGCTGCAAAAAATCTACGGCGTGGAATTGGAGGCCGCTTGACAGAGTGAAAATCCGCCAATAACATGCCGTCAACACCGCCACAGTTGCGTCCAGATAAAGCCCAAGGTTAACGCCTTGGGCTTTTTGCATTGGTGGTTCGTGTTCTTCGTGTTGTCTCCTCTCCCTGTTCTGTCGTGTGGAATTGGCGCCCTGGTCGGTTGATCGGGGCGCTTTCTTTTTCGAGGTCGGTATGCCGAAAGCTGCGCCCAGTCCCTGCCGCCATCGCGGTTGCCGTGTGTTGGTGCGTGATGGCTCCGGCTTGTGCGAGGCGCATCGAAAGCAGGTGCAGAAGGAGGCGGACGAAAAACGCGGCAGCTCGGCCAGTCGTGGTTACGACAGCAAGTGGCGGCGGGCTCGTGAGAGTTATCTGCGAGAGCATCCCTTGTGTGTCGAGTGTCGCCAGCGTGGCTTCATCGAAGCCGCCACAGTGGTGGATCACATCACCCCACACAAGGGCGATCAGAAGTTGTTCTGGTCCCGGTCGAATTGGCAGTCGCTGTGCAAGCCGTGCCATGACCGCAAGACGGCGACCGAGGACGGCGGGTTTGGTAACCCCCGGCGAGGGGGAGGGGGCGGGTAAAAGTCTGCGGACAAACCTCCGCGACCAAGCGCCTAGCTTCGAAAATTTATGGAGCCCCTTTTTGAACTAGGGGGGGGTTAAGAATAGACGGCCTCTGCCGCGTTAATTGACGCGTCGGAGGCTTTTTTTATGGCCGAAAGGCCTTGGGGCGCACTATGAACGATTCCAGGCCGCCATTCGCTGTCATTCATGGAGGGGCAGGGGCGACGCCAAAAAGCGGGAGTGATAAGCAAAATCCTGTCGGCGCTAAATCGCCGTCCTCGCCCCCAGGCGCTCAGTTGTCTCCGCGAGAGCGCAAGGTCTGGGATTACATCTGCGAATGCCTGCGAGAAGCCGGTCTCGAACACATCACCTGCGGGCTGACCATCAGCATCATTTGCCGCACCTATGTCCGGTGGATCGACGCCGAGCTCAAACTCAGTGAGGTCGAGGAAAAACAGGGCGGCACGTACTTCGTCAAATCGCCTAACGGCTATGAGCAGCCGCACCAGGCATTCCATGTTGCGCGGAACTTGAAAGGGGAGCTCCTCAAATGGCTGCCGGAATCGTGCCTGACCCTTCCGTCGGTGGCGGCGGTCAAGGCCAAGCTGCCGGATCTGGCGCCGCAGGACGACCTATTCGACAGCGCCGTCGGTCACGCAAGAAACCACCCGTCAGCCGCCTCCGGCTGATTCCGCCAGAGGATCAGTGGCAGGAGTGGGATGTCCGATACGGCATTCCAGTACTTCGAGGCGAGATCGTCGTCGGCCAGCTCACCATGCTGTCCGTCGAGCGCCACTACCGGGATCTGCAAGCCGCGCACAAGCGCGGTTTTTACTTTTCGCCAGCGCACGCCTGGCACTGCATCAACTTTGTGCAGGGCTGGTTTGTGCACACCACTGGCCCGCTCGGTGGCAAGCCCATCGTGCTGGATGGCTGGCAACTGTTCTGGACGGCCGCGCTGATTGGCTGGCGCGAGATCGACACCAATCTGCGGCGGTTTCGCACCGGCTACGAAGAGGTAGCGCGCAAGAATGGCAAGTCCACTTGGATGGCGCCGATCGGAACCTACCTCTGGATGATGGACGGCGAAGAGGGGGCGCAGGTTTACACCATAGCCACCACCCGCGCCCAGGCTATGCCGGTGTTCAAGCCGGCCTTTGCCAACGTCAAGCGCTGGGTGCGCAAGTCCCCGCGGCTCGCCAAATCCATCAAGATTTTTGAAGGTGCCAACCAGGAAAAGATGGTGCTGTTCGGTGAGTTCGGCGAGTCGGTCTACGAGCCGCTGGCCGCCAACGCCGAGAGTCTGGATGGCAAAAACCCGTACGTCGTGCTGGTCGATGAGCTGCACGCCCACAAGGACCGCGAGGTCTGGGACGTGATGATTTCGGCGCTGGGCGCACGACTGCACCCGCTGATCAACGCCATCACTACCGCAGGTTTCATCCTCGATGGCATCTGTGTGGAGATTCGCACTTACCTGGTGAAGGTGCTGCGCGGCGAGGTGATCGACGACCGCATGTTTGGCGTCATCTACACCATCGACGAAGGCGACGACCCCTACGACCCGGATACCTGGGTGAAGGCGAATCCCTCTCTCGGTAGTGCCAAGACGTACACCTACATGCAGGAGCAGGCCACCCGAGCCAAAGTGCTGCCGAGTGCTCGTGCCAACTTCCTGACCAAAGACCTCAACGTCTTCGTCGGCGATGCGCTCAGCTGGTTCGACATGACCGTGTGGGACAAGGGCGGTAAGAAATTCGACCGAGACATGCTCAAAGGTCGGCGCTGCTTCGGCGGGCTCGACTTGGCCAGCACGCGCGACATCACCGCCTTCGTGCTGCTGTTTCCGCCGGCGGATGGTGATGAAGATGGCGACTGGTACGTGTTGGTCTGGTGCTGGGTGCCGGAGGCCAAGCTGCAGGGTGATCAGGATGCCGGTTCTGATTACAAGGCATGGTCGAAGAAGGGGTGGCTCACGGTAACCGAGGGCGATGTGACCGATTACGACCCGGTGAAGGAAGTGATCGAGCAAGCTGTGCAGGATTACGACGTGCAGGAAATCGCCTTCGACACCTGGAACAGCACGCACCTGGCCAACCAACTGCTGGAGAACGACGTGCCGATGGTCAAACTGCCGCAGAACTTCGGCGGCCTGTCGCCTGGTGCCAAGCACATCGAGCGGCTGGTCTACAGCAGGCGGCTGCGTCATTCGGCCAATCCATTGCTGCGCTGGTGCGCCGGCAACGTCACGCTGCTGATCGACAGCAACGAAAACATTAAGCCGGACAAAAAGCGCAGTCAGGGGCGAATCGATCCGATTGTGGCCATGTGTATGGCGGCGACTCGGGTGATGGTCCACCTGGACAGCGAGAACGATCAACTCTTCGTGCCGGTGTAATTTCTCGGAACGGAATTTATGGGGGCGACATGTTCGGCTTTGGTAAAAACAAGCGGCTGGAGGCCGAGCTGCAGGCCGTACGCAGCGAGCTGGCAGAGATCAGGGCCGACGCTTCGGGTGTCAGGCTCAGCGACCTTGACGCCATGCGCGACCTATTCGGCGCCTCGGCTTCGGCCTCGGGCGTGCTGGTCACGCGCGAGTCGGCGATGCGTCAATCTGCGGTCTATGCCTGTGTGCGGATTCTGGGCGGAGCCCTGGCCTCGCTGCCGCTTCCGGTCTACCAGAAAGGCGTAGGTGACAAGCCGCGGGTGAAGGCCAGTTGGCACTTTGCCGATGAACTGCTCAACGCACAGCCCAACGCGATGATGACGGCGGCGGTGTTTTGGGAGTTTTCGCTGGCGGCCATGCTGCTTGGTGGTGATGGCGTTGCGGTTATCGACCGCGACCGATCGGGAAAGATACTCGGCTTCCTACCGCTGGCGACGGGCGAGTGGGACGCCTTCCGGCGCCAGAATGGCCGTATCGGTTATCAGGTGACGCTCAACGGCGCCAACTTTACGCTCGACCAGGATGACGTGCTGCACTTCCCAACCATCGGTTTCAACGGGCTTCGTAGCCCGTCGGCGATCAAGATTGGTGCGCAGGCGATTGGTCTTGGCCTCGCAGCTGAAGAATTCGGTGCCAGCGTGTTCAAGAACGGCGGCCGCCCCGACGTGGTGATTAGCTACGAGGGTAAGGTTAGCGAGGAACAGGCTGATCTGCTGCGCAAGTACTGGATGGAAAAGCACGCCGGCCTCGCCAATGCGCATATGCCGGCGGTGATCGGCGCCGGCGGCAAGGTCACTCCGCTGAGTATCAGCAACGAGGACGCCCAGTTGCTTGATACGCGCCGCTTCCAGATCGAGGACATTGCGCGGATTTTCGGTGTGCCGGCGCACATGATCGGCCACACCGAAAAAACCACCAGCTGGGGCAGTGGGATCGAGCAGCAGGGCATCGCTTTTGTGCTCTACACGCTACGTCCGCATATCACCCGTATCGAGCAGGAAATCAACCGCAAGGTGTTCCGGCTGGGCAACTACTTCTGCGAGTTCAACCCCGAGGGGTTGATGCGCGGCGACAGCAAGGCCGAGGCAGACTATTTCAAGGCCGCACTGGGCGGCTCAAGCGGGCCGGGCTGGATGACGCAAAACGAGGTCCGCCGACTCAAGAATATGCCGCCCATCGACGGCGGCGACACCCTCACCAAATGGGAGAAAGCCGGTGCGAAACCAGCTGATAAAACTGTTCAATGACAACCGTCAGTCGAGTGCCGCCGGCTCCGGCTATCGCGTCGCCAACTCGGCGGGTGAGGAAGCTACCGTCTATTTGTACGATGCCATCGGCGGCTGGTGGGGTATCACGGCCGCCGACTTCGTCAAGGATTTGGCGGCCATCACGGCGCCGACGATCAGGCTTCACATTAATAGCCCGGGCGGCGACGTATTCGACGCCCGTGCCATGGCGACGGCTATTCGCAATCATCCGTCCAAGGTTGTCGCCCAGATCGATGGCCTTGCCGCCAGTGCTGCGACCTATGTCGCGCTGTCTGCAGACGAGGTTGAGATCGCCGACGGCGGCTTCTTCATGATTCACCGCGCTTGGACCTTGGCCATGGGCAATGCCGGCGAGCTGCGCGACACCGCCAACTTGCTCGACAAGATCGACGCATCGATCAGTGCCGACTACCAGCGCAAGACTGGCGAATCCGCTGAGCAGATTGATGCCTGGATGGGCGCGGAGACCTGGTTTACCGCCCAGGAGGCGCTTGACCACGGTTTTGTCGACCGAATTGGAGCTTCGGCTAACGTCGAAAACCACTGGAATCTCAGCGCTTACGCCAAGGCGCCAAAAGCCCTGACCGAACGACAGCCGGTGAGTGAGTCGGTGTTTGACCATGCGGCGATGGAGCGCCGCCTCGGCATGCTGGAACGCTGCTGATCCCTCTTTGCTGTTTCACTCTGGCCGCCCGCGGGCGGCTTTTTTTATGCCCGGAGAACCCTGAACATGAGTATCCAAGCCCTGCGCGAAGCACGTAATGCCGCCGCCCGAGACCTGCGCAACCACTATGACAAGCACAAAGACAGCTGGAACGCCGATCACCAGAAGGTGTACGACGAACTGGCCGCCAAGATCGACGGCTTCGATGGTCAGATCGCTGCCGAAGAAAGGCTGCTCTCCATCGAGGCCAGCAACAACGAGCGCCTCAATCGTATCGAGGAGCGTGACGATGTCGGTCGTACTGAGGCGGGTAACCGCGCTGAACAGGAATCCGCCATCATGCGTGCCTGGCTGGTGGGTGGTCCGCAGGCGCTGACCAACCAGCAGCGCCAGTACCTCGATAACCGTCGCAACGAGGCCATCCGCAACGGCACGCTGTCTACCTCGCCGAACGTTGATGGCGGCTATCTGGTCCAGCAAGAGTTTGCCCGCTCGATCCTCGAGGCGATGAAGCTGTTCGGGGGCATGCGCCAAGTGGCAACTATCATGGCAACTGCCAATGGCGCCAGCTTCCTGCAGCCGACCACCGACAGCTCTTCCGAAGAGGGCGAAATTGTCGCCGAGAATGCTGCGGCGACCACCGATACCAGCATTGCTTTTGGCTCCAAGCTGATTGGTGCCTACCGTTTCAGCTCCAAGCTGGTGCCGATCAGCCTCGAGCTGCTGCAGGACTCGGCGGTAGATATTGAGGGGCATGTTCGTGATCGCCTGACCAAGCGCCTTGCCCGTATCACCGAACGCCTGTTCACCACCGGCACTGGTGTTGGCCAACCGGAAGGCATCATCACCGCAGCTGCTGTTGGTAAGGCGCTGGCCGCCGGTGGTGCGACTTCGTTTACCTATGACGACCTGGTTGACCTGGAACATAGCGTCGACCCGGCCTACCGTGCCCGCGCCAAGTACATGTTCAACGACGCCGTGCTCAAGGTTCTCAAGCGCATGAAAGATGGCCAGAACCGCCCGTTGTGGCTGCCGTCCATCGCTGGCGTAGCGCCGTCGACTATCTCGGGCTATGAGTACCAGCTCAACCAGGCGATGGCTGCGCCGGCCGCTAACGCCAAGTCGGTGGCGTTCGGCGATCTGTCGACCTACACCATCCGTGATGTGTTGGCGGTCGACATCTATCGCTTCGCCGACAGCGCGTTTATGTCCAAGGGCCAGATCGCACTGCTCGGCTTCAGTCGCCACGACGGCAAACTGATGGATGTCGGCGGCGCCGTGAAGACTCTTCAGCACAGCGCGACCTAATCACCATGGCAGCCCCGCAAGGGGCTGTCGTTATTTCTGGACTCTGAAAAGGATTGCCCAATATGGCAACTGCAAAACTCACTCGCGCCCGTGTGCTGGTCGCTTTCGTGCTGTCCGGTATCGATCTGCTGCCCAATGACGTGGTGTCGGTGGATGAAAAGACCCTGAAGGCTCACCCCGCTGAACTGGACCCGACGCCGGAGGCGGTAGAGGCCGCGCTGGCATCGGGCGGCAAGGAGGTGTCGTTGGAGTCGGGCTCGCCTGACGAATAACCCGCCAATCCCATAAGCCCGCCCCGTGCGGGCTTTTTTCATGGAGCGCGTCATGCAGGAAAAACTCATCACCGCGCAGGATGCGGCCAGCATTGTCACGCTGGCGCAGATCAAGGCGCAGTGCCGTATCGATGTCGACATCACCGACGATGACACCCTGCTGACGCTCTACCTGCTGGCTGCGGTAGAGGCCTGCCAGCATGAGCTTGGCCGGCCGATTCTGCCGCAGTCGTGGGAGCGTGAATTCGACGATCCAGCCTTGCAGTTGTGCCTGCGGCAGGATGTGACCACCGTCTCCAAGGTAACGGCGATCACCGCCACGGCGGAGATCGATCTGGCCGGCGACGAATGGCGGCTGGCCAAAGGCTACAAGCTGATCGCTGTAGCCGGCTGGCCGTATGGCACGCTGGCGGTGCGGGTTGGCTTTACCTGCGCAGCCTGGCCGGATGCGGCCAACGTTCCCGAGCCAATCAAGCTGTGGATTCTGCTGCGCGTGGCCACGGCCTATGCAACCCGTGAGGCGCTGGTGGAGGGGGTGCAGCTTACCCAGCTGCCGCGCACCTTCGTGGATGGCCTGCTTGACCCGTATCGGAGTTTGCGATGATCCGCATTACTTCCGGCCAGCTGCGCCACCCGGTGCGGCTGTGCCTTAATCGTCAGCTGCCGGGTATCGACATGGCCACCATGCCTGAACTGGTCACCGAGATACCGACCCGAGCCCGCATCGATGCCGTGGGCGGTTCGGTTTACCTGGGCTCGGTGCAGGTGGGCGAAGCCGTTACCCATTACCTTTATATACGCACTCGCAAGAACATCACCGCCGAATGGGAGGTGGTGCACGGTGCGGTGGTGTACCGGGTACGTCGCGTGGCCCCGCTGAACGATCAGCCGGAGTTCATGCGGCTGGATTGCGAGGAGCTGCGAAATGGCTGACACGCTGTCGATGCACATCGAGGGCTTTGACGAATTCGACAAGGTCGACTTCGACAAGACCAAAGTTCGCGCAGGCTTTCGCGAGGCGGGCAAGATCGTGACCGGCCGAGCTCAGATGCTGCTGGCGCTGGGCAAGGGGCAGGAGGGTTACCCGACCAACCGCACCGGCGCCTTGCTGCATGCCATCAGCTTCAGGGTCAGCCGCTCCGGCTTCATGGTGCGTGTAATGCCAAACATGCCGGCAGGTGCCAAAGAGTATTACCCGGCCTATCTGCATTACGGCGTGCGTCAGGGGGCGCGCGTCACCAAGCTGGCGCCGGGGCAGGGGCTTGGTCGCAGCAACCGCAGGGCTCGTGGCGGTCGAGTCGAGGCACTGGCAGCGCGCAAGCTCACCGGTTGGCGTATCGCGCCGCGTGACAACTACATCGTGGATGCGCTGCAGGACTCCGCCCAAGAGGTGAAGGATGTGCTGGCTGCTGCCTTGGGGCGCGCCTTGCGGCCCAAATAGCCTGTAGGTGGACGATGCCTTTTGATTCAAATAGCATCCTGCTCACTAGGTTTATCGGGAGAAACGTATGAAGGTGAGTGGTGTGAATGGCCAGCTGGAACTGGCGGGCGATTTGCTGTTGATCAAGCGAGAGGGCTTTCTGGCCAAGGCGGCGTTTTTTGGCAAGGGCGAGAAAGCGGTCAAGGTCGATGCGCTGTCCAGTATCGAATTCAAGCAGGCCGGCTGGCTGAGCAATGGCTTCATCCACTTTGTTTTTTCGGGCAGCAAGACGCTGGATGGCAACATCGATGCAGCCGGTAAAAACGAGAATGCCGTCATATTCAATAAAAAGCAGCAGGCCGATTTCCAGGCGCTGCACAGCGAGCTGCTGCAGAGAATGAGCCGCTAGTCGCCCGTTCCTGTGTGATTAACCCAACCCCGCCATGGCGGGGTTTTTTGTTGCCTGTCGCCATGAAAATCACCCCGATCATTTCCCAGCTCCGCAGCTACTGCCCGTCCTTTGCCGGTCGGGTGGCGGGTGCGTTGGAGCTGGCTGCGCTGCTGGATGATGCCGCGCCGCTGATGGCGCTGCCGGCTGCCTATGTGGTGCCGACGCGGGAGGACCCGCAATCGCCAATGACTACGGCGCCCTACCTGCAGGATCTGGAAGAAAAGTTCGACGTAGTGGTGGCGCTGGCGCCCGGCGATGAGCGCGGGCAGGCCGTTGCTGACCGCCTGCATGATCTGCGCGCCGAGCTGTGGCGGGCACTGCTCGGCTGGTCGCCGCCGGATTGTGACCCGGTGGAGTACGACGGCGGGGCGCTGCTGATGCTCAACCGGGGGCGGGTGATCTGGCGCTTTGGCTTTACTGCCATGTCGGTAATTGGTGGCATCCGCGGTGCTGGTGATGCGCCGGCCACCTGGCATGACGTGGAGCGGGATGGCCTAGCCGATCTGCTGCGCGTGCACATCGATGTCGACAACGGCCCAGTGCCAGATGGCGAGATCGACCAGCAGTTGCAGATCACGCTACCCGCCGCCTCAACCTGAAGGATTGACCCATGTATCTGAAACCGACCGACGGGCTGTCCGTGCCGGACCCCGATCGCGGCGATCTGTTGCCCGCTTCCGGGCGCGAGTTGCCCGAAACCCAGTATTGGCTGCGCCGCCTTGCGGATGGCGACGTGCAGAAGGCCAAGCCGCCAACCCTCAAGAAAGGTGATCAGGAATGACCGTTCCGTTCAATACCATTCCCAGTGACATGCGCGTGCCGCTGTTCTATGCGGAAATGGACAATAGCGCGGCCAATACCGCCACGGCCGACAAGCGCACGCTGCTGATCGGCCAGAAACTGGCGGCCGGCAGTGCGCTGGCCGGCCTGCCGCATCTGCTGAACAACATTGCCACCGTGTGGACGCTGTTCGGCCGCGGCTCGATGCTGGCCAATATGTACGAGCGCTATATCAAGTCCGACCCGCTGGCCACTATCTGGGGCATTGCGGTGGCGGACCCGGCTGGTGCGGCGGCCACTGGCACCATCACCCTGGGCGGTGCAGTGACGGCGGCTGGCACTCTGGCGGTGTATATCGATGGCCAGCGCGTGCAGGTGGCCGTGGGGGCGACGGATACCGTGGCGGCTGTGGCAACAGCGCTGGCTGCTGCCATCACCGCCAATACCGATCTTCCCGTTACGGCTGCCGCAGCCGCCAGCGTGGTCACGCTGACTACGCGCTGGACCGGCCTGACGGGTAATGGCATCCCGGTGGTGGCCAACTACTACGGCCTGTCGGGTGGTGAGGCGCTGCCGGCTGGTCTGACCTGCGCCATCGTCGATATGGCCGGTGGTGCCGGCGCGCCGGACATGGCGCCGGTGATCGCCGGTATGGGCGATGAGGAATACGACTTCATCGTCAGCCCGTACACCGATACGGCGGCGCTGAATGCCCTGCAGCTGGAAATGGGCGACAGCGCTGGCCGCTGGAGCTATCTGCGTCAGATCTACGGCCACGTCTACAGTGCGGCACGGGGCAGCATGGCCACCCTGGTGACGCTGGGTGCTGCCCGCAACGACCAGCACTGCACCATCGCCGGCTATGAGCTGGACGTGCAGGCTGCGCCGTGGGGTTATGCGGCGGCCTATGCCGCCCGCAATGCAGTGTATCTCAAGGCCGATCCCTCGCGGCCGACGCAGAGCGGGGCGCTGGAGGGCATCCTGCCGGCGCGTGCCGGCAAGCGCTTCGCTATTGCCGAGCGCAAAACCCTGCTGAACAACGGTATCGCCACCAGCTATACCGCCGCCGATACTGTGCGTGTCGAGCGTGCGATCACCACCTACCAGAAAAACGCCTGGGGCAGCCCGGACAACAGCTACCTGGACAGCGAAACGCTGCACCTGTCGGCGGCGGTGCTGCGCCGACTCAAGGGCGTGGTGACCAGCAAGTACGGTCGCCACAAGCTGGCCAACGACGGCACGCGCTTCGGCGCGGGGGCGCCGATCGTGACGCCGGCTATCTTCCGTGGCGAGCTGGTGAGCGAGTACGCCAAGATGGAAAAAATCGGTTGGGTGGAAAATGCAGAATTGTTTGCGGCCAACCTGATCGTGGAGCGCAACGCAGACGATCCGAACCGCCTGGACGTGCTCTACCCGCCGGACTACATCAACGGCCTGCGCGTGGTGGCGCTGCTCAACCAGTTCCGCCTGCAGTACAGCTAAGCGATAACCCCATGACAGCCCGCCCTGCGCGGGCTGTTGTCATTTCAGGAGTGGCCCATGAGCAGCAAGAAAGTAGCTGGCACCTGCTACATCAAAGTCGATGGCGATCAGCTCGCCGTCACCGGTGGCGTCGAAGTCCCGCTGACCGATGTCGAGCGCGAAGCATTCAAAACCAGCGCGGGTGTGCACTTCAGTGAAACGGATGTCATCCCGTATGTGAAGGTGGAATGCGTGGTGCCGAAAGACTTTCCACGCGAAAAAATTACCCAGTCCACCGATATGACCATTACTGCGGAGCTTGCCAATGGCAGTGTCTACGTATTGTCGGATGGCTTCCTGGTAAACCCGGCGGCGTTTAAAGGCGACGACGGCAAGGTGGAGCTGGAGTTCAACGGTGATAAAGGTATCTGGCAATGAGTGAAGTCCGTATCCAGCTAAGCGCGCCGATCACGGCGCATGGCGAAGAAATGACCGAGCTGGTGCTGCGTAAGCCGGTGCCGGCTGAGGCGCGGGCAATCGGCGTGGTTCCCTACAGCCTGGGCGAGGGCAATGTCCCGACGATCAACATTCCGGCGGCGTGTCAGTACATCAGCAAATGTGCAGGCATTCCGCCCACCTCGGTGGATCAGCTGGATATTGCCGACCTCAACACGGCTTGTTGGGTGGTGGCCGGTTTTTTCTTGAATGCGGGTTCGCCGACCTCGGGCAGCTGAACGATCTGCTGTTCGACGTGGCGGCCTGGTGGCAGGTAGACCCGTTCGCGCTGGCCGAGCGCAGCCTAGATCAACTGGTCGAGGCGCGCGACCACGCGCAACGCATCAACAAGCTCAGGCAGGAGGCCAACGATGGCTGACAAGTTTCAGCTCAAGGCGCTGATCACCGGCGTCGACAAGCTGTCTCCGACGCTGGATGGCATCCGCAAGAACGTTGCCAAGCTGCGCAAGAACCTGCGGCAGTCCGGGATGGCCGAGATCGACTTCGGCCATGTGGCTGCCATTACTGCTCCGTTGGTGGGGGCGGCCAAAGCGGCTATCGACTTCGAGTCGGCCATGGCCGATGTGCGCAAGGTGGTGGATTTCGACACGCCGCAGCAATTCGCGGACATGAACACCGAAATCCGCCAGATGGCACTGCAGCTGCCCATGGCGGCCAAGGAAATTGCGGCCATCTACGCGCAGGGCGGTTCTGCCGGCATCGCCCGCGGTGAGCTGAAGGGCTTTGCCCAAGATGCCGTCAAGATGGGGGTGGCCTTCGGCTTTACGGCGGAGCAGTCCGGCGAGCAGATGGCGGCGTGGCGTGCCGCCATGGGGCTGACGCAAGATGGAGTGCGAGCACTGGCAGACCAGATCAACTATCTGGACGCCAAGGGCAACAGCTCGGCCAAGAACGTGGCCGAGGTGGTCACGCGGGTCGGCTCCATCGGCAAGGTGGCGGGCCTGTCGGCCAGCACCATCGCCGCGCTGTCGGCAACCATGGATGCGGTGAAAGTGCCGACCGATGTTGCCGCCACCGGCATCAAGAACTTTGTACTGGCGCTGACGCAGGGCACGGCGGCATCCAAGTCGCAGAAAGAAACGCTCAAGGCGTTGCGGCTGGATGCCGGCAAGGTCGCCAAGTCGATGCAGATGGATTCCAAGGGTACGGTACTGGACGTACTCAACCGCATCAAGGCGGTGGACCCGGCCAAACAGGCGGCGGTGCTGTCCGAGCTGTTCGGCAAGGAAAGCATCGAAGCAATCGCGCCGTTCATCTCCAACCTGGATTTGCTGAAAACCAACCTCAAGCTGGTGGGGGATGCCACGGGCTACGCCGGCTCCATGTCGAAGGAATTCGAGGTGCGTGCCGCCACCACGGCCAACGGCCTGCAGCTGTTCTGGAACCGCGTCACCGATGTCGGCATTGCCGTCGGCAACGTGCTGCTGCCGCCGCTCAACGAGTTCATGGCGCTGGCCGGCCCGATGGTCACCAGTCTGTCGAACATGGCGGCGGCCAACCCCTGGTTGATCAAGGGGCTGCTGGGCGCTGGAGCGGCCATGCTGGGCATGCGCCTTGCGTTGATGGCGACGGTGGGGGCGCTGAACCTGTTCAACGCGGTGGCCAGCCTGTCGCCAGTGGGGATTGCCGTGCGTGTCATGGCGCTGGCCGCTGGCTTCCTGCTGTCGAACTGGGGGCAAGTCGGGCCGTTTTTCTCCCGGCTGTGGGATGGTATCAAGCGGGTGGTGTCCACCGGGGTGGATTTCATCAAGACCTATCTGGGCTGGACGCCGCTGGGTGTGGTGCTGAACAACTGGGAGCCGATCAAGGCGTTCTTCGGGGCGCTGTGGGGCGGCTTGAAGGTGGTGTTCGATGCCGGCTGGCAGTTCATCAAGTGGGGCTTTGAAAACTTCACCCCACTGGGGCTGATCATCAAGAATTGGGAGCCCATCGTGGCCTTCTTCAAGGGCATGTGGGAGCGGGTCAAGCCCTACATCGAGCCCATGATCAGCGCGGCGAAATGGGCTGGCGATGCCGTATCCGGTGTGGTTGGCCAGAGCCTGAATGCCGGCACCAGCATCATCAAGGGGGCGACCCAGCAGGCCAAGGCCGAACTGACGGTCAACCTCAATGGCGCGCCGGCTGGCACGCGCGTCGAGCAGCCCGCCACTACCAATACCAAGTTGACGGTGAACCAGAACACCGGTCGCCGTGCCCTGGCGTCGCCAACCAGCTAATCAACCTAACCCGCTTCGGCGGGTTTTTTTACGGCCGGAGGCCAACATGGGGTGGAAAGATCAGCTGCGTGACGCCTCGTTCAAGGGCGTGCCGATCAAGTGGATCTCGCTGGAGGGCGAAAACGGCCGTCGCGTGGCCGAGCATGAATTCCCGCAGCGCGACAGACCGTGGGTGGAGGATATGGGCCGGTCCACGCGCCCTTATCGCTTCATGGCAGTGTGCTGTGGTGATGACTGGCTGCAGCAGCTCAACACCCTGCTGGCGGTGCTGGAGGAGCCGGGCGCCGGCGAGCTGGTGCACCCGCTGTTCGGGCGCATCACGGTGTATGCCAAGCCTGCGCGCTGGTCGCTGAACCTCGATGCCGGCGGGCGGGTGGATATCCCGCTGGAGTTCATCGAGAACGGCGATCTGCTGTTCCCGGTGCCGCTGGCCAGTACGGCGGCGCCGCTGCAGAGCGCCAGCGACGACATGCTGAGCACGACGCAATCCATGGCCGAGCAGGCGCTGGCGGTGCTGGATCTGGCGCGTGCCGAGGTTGGCGCTGTGGTGTCGGCGGTGATGTCGGCGATCAAGGGCGTGAGCAATGCCGTGGAAGCGGTGCTGGATTACTTCGATAGCTGGCAGTCGCTGGTGAACACCGTGCTCACGCTGCCGGCGACGGCCGTGGGCAAGATCCTCGGCATTCTGGAATCGGTGGACCGGGCGTTCGACCGCTACGGCGACCTGCCCCGCTGGGGCATCAATCAGAGCCGCGCCATGCGCGTGTTGCGCGCGCGCAGCAAGGCGCTGAGCGGGCGCCGCAACGGGACGGTGTCCACCAAGGTGGCCGGGGTGCTGGTTGGCCTGATGGCGGCCGGTGTGGCGGCTAACACACTGCAGGCGGTGGCTACGCTGCCGACCAGCCGCCCCGCCGATGGTGGCAACCTGCCGGTAGCTACCGATGTGGCCAACCTGCGGCAGGACCTGTCTGGCTCGCTGTGGGCGCTCGCAGACGGGGCCGACTACGAGCAGGCCGCGTCTTTGCTGGTGGTGCAACGTGCTGCCGTGGCGCACCTCAACCAGGTGGAGGCCATCGGCCTGCAGCTGCAGACCATTACGCCGCCGGCCGTCATGCCGGCGCTGGTGCTGGCCTACCGGGCGCAGGGTGACGCCTCGCTGGCGGATGAACTGCTGAGCCGTAACAACATCGTGCACCCGCTGTTCGTGCCGGTGCAGGAATTACAGGTGACCTATGACTGATGCCGCTACTACTGCGCTGGACCCGGCGAGCCGTGTCAGCCTGACCGTTGGGGGGAATGCCTGGGAGGGCTGGACCAGCGTGGATGTCACCGCCAGCCTGGATGAGCAGTGCCGGTCTTTCCAGATCGGCATTGCTCGGCTGGGGCCGGGCGGTATCGATCAGGTGCCCATCCAGCACGGCGACCGCTGCCAACTGCGCATCGGGCAAGATCTGGTGGTGACCGGCTACGTGTTCGCCACACCCAAGGCGCATGATCCGCAGAGCACCGCCTTCGGCATTGCCGGTCGCAGCCTGACGGCCGATCTGGTGGATTGTGCCGCCATCAACAAGCCGCCGCAGTTCAAGCAGCGCTCCATGCGCGCCATTGCCACGGCGCTGGCGGCGCCATATGGCATCGCCGTGGTGAGCCAGGTGGGCGAGGGCGAGGTGGTGGCCGATCACACCATCCAGCCGGGTGAGACGGTTTTCGAGAGCGTCGACCGACTGCTGAAGATTGGCCGCCTGCTTTCCACAGATGATGCCGAGGGGCGGCTGGTGCTCGCCGCGCCGGGCAGTGCCGGGCGGGCGACCGATCCGATCGAGGTGGGCCGCAATGTCCAGGCGGGTGACTGCGGGTTTGATTTCAGCGAGTGCTTCAGCGAATACCGCGTCATCGGCCAGCACGCCACCGGCAACCACCGCAACGGCGCCGCTGCCAACGAGATCGCCGGCACGGCGGCGGATAGCCGCATTGCCCGCAAGCGGGTGAAGGTTATCACCGAGAGCGGCAATCTCACCCCGGTCATGGCTACGACCCGGGCGCAGTGGGAGCGCGATCACCGCATCGGCAAGGCGCTGACCACTAATTACGAAGTGGCCGGCTGGCGCCAGAGCGATGGCCGGCTGTGGCAGGTCAATCAGATCGTGCGCGTGATCGACCCGATTTTGGGTTTCGATCGCGACATGCTGATCGTGTCCTGCAACTACCGGTTAGACGATCACGGCTCGGTGGTACGCATGGTGGTGGCGCCGCCGGAGGGCTATCAGCCCGAGCCGCCTGACCCGGAAAAGCGCAAGAAAAACCGCAAGAAAAAGGGCGACAAGTTCGAGTACTTGCTGCCGTCTGACTGGGAGCCCAATACATGAGAGAGGCCATGCAGCGTTTGTTCGGCCTCATCGGCCGCGGGCGCGTGACGCGCGCCAACTCCGCGCCGGACATGCAGCAGGTACAGCTGATGCTGACGGCGGACGAACTGAAGGACGGCATGGAGCACGCCGAGCCGTTCGGCTTTACCGCCTGCCCGGAACCCGGGGCGGAGGCGTTGGCGTTGTTCTTGGGTGGCGACCGCAGCAACGGTGTGGTGATCAGCGTGAGCGATCGCCGCTACCGCGTGCGCGGGCTGCAGCCCGGGGAGTCGGCGGCCTACAACTCGGCCGGGCACACCATTGTGCTGTATCAGGACCGCATCGAGATCACCGCGCCGCGCATCGTGCTCAAGGCGGCTGAAGAGGTGGTGGCCGACACGCCGCTGTTGCGCGCCACCGGCCGCATCGAGGCGGCGGCAGACATCGTCGACAACACGGCGGGCGGGGGGAGTTCGCTGGCTGCGGTGCGCGATGCCCATAACGACCACACCCACGTCGAACACAACGGTACGGCTAACGGCCCGACCGATCCGCCAAACCTGCAGGTCTGACCATGGAAATTCTCGTTCAACTGGATGGCAAGCCGCTGGCTGCCAGCCACGCCTACGCACGCGCCATGGCCATCAGCCTGTTTACCTGGCGCCGCGCTGAGGCCGGCGACCCGGTCGATGACGATTGGCAGGGCTGGTGGGCGGAGGGGCTGGATGCCTCATTGCCGGCTGGCATCGGCTCGCGGCTGTGGCTGCTGCAGCGTCGCCGGCTCGATGCCGATGCCCAGCGCGATGCGCACGACTACACCCGCGAAGCGCTGCAGTGGTGGCTGGATAGCAAGCTGGCTAGCGCGGTGGAAGTGACGGTGTCACGGCTGGGTGACGACGGTCTGGCTATTCGCGTGGAAATCACCTTGCGCAGCGGCAAGACCTTGACGGCGGACCTTTCTGACATTTGGAGCCTGACCCATGGCGTATGAAATCCCGACCCTGAGCCAGCTCACCCGCGACATCCGGGCTGACCTGGGCGCAGAAAACCCGGATGCCCTGTTGCGCTCCGATGCCGACGTGTTCGGCCGTGCGATCGCGGCGGCAGTGCACGGCATGTATGGCTATTTGCAGTATCAGGCCCGTCAGCTGCTGCCCAGCTCGGCGGCAGAGTCAACCTTGCTAGCCTGGCAGGGGCCGTTCTACCTACGTGGCGACAAGCCCAAGGCGGCGGAGCAAAGCAGCGGCTCGGTCCGCTTTACCGGCAACGTTGGTGCTCCGGTAGCTGCTGACGTTGAGCTGCAGCGCGACGATGGCCGGTTGTTCGTCGTTGTGACCGGCGGCATTGTCGGTGCCGGTGGCTATGTCGATCTGACCGTCAAGGCGGCCGAAGGCGGTTTCGACGGCGACACCGATGCCGGCGTGTGGCTCACGCTCACCAGTGGCGTGGCGGGGGTGGATGCTGCCGCGCAGGTGCAGGCCGATGGACTGACCGGCGGCGCCGACGAAGAGGATATCGAAAGCTACCGGCAGCGCATTCTCAGTGCGACAGAGGCGGGCGCTCAGACCGGTCGGGCGGTGGACTGGGAGAACTGGGCGCTGGAAGTTGCCGGCGTCACCCGTGCCTGGGCGGCACCCAAGCTGCTAGGCCTGGGCAGTATGGGGTTGTACTTCATGCGCGATGACGACGTCGATCCCTACCCGGCGCCGGCCGAGTGCGAGACGGTGCGCCTGCACCTGGAGTCTACCGGCGCCCCGTGGGGGGAAATCTTCGCCATGGCGCCGGTTGCCAAGCCGGTGAACATCACCCTGCACATCGAGCCGGATACCCCGTCGATGCGGACGGCTGTCACGGCAGCGCTGCATGACAAGATCGCCGCAGAGGCTGCGCCGGTAGCGCGTGACGCGAGTGGTCGCACGGTGCTGCCGGTGGCGGGGGTGACCATCTTGCGCAGTCATCTGACCGAGGCCATCAGTGCTGTGTCCGGCGAAACCGACCACGTGCTGACGGTGCCGGCCGGCAACGTGGTGTGCGCGGTGGGCGAGTTGGCTGAGCTGGGGGTGATCACATGGACGTAAGCGATTACCAAGAGGTGCTGTGGCGGCTGCTGCCGCCCGGACCGGCCTGGTCGCGCGACAACGCCGACCTGGCTGCTTTTGTGAGAGTCGGCGCCCGGCGTCTGGCGGCAGTAGATGCAGCGGCCACCCAGTTGCTGGATGAAGGCAACCCCTACAAAACCCTGGCGATGCTGCCGGACTGGGAGGCGGATTTCGGCCTGCCTGACAGCTGCAGTGCTGCCGCGCCCACGCTCGCCGAGCGCCGTGCCTCGCTGGTTGCCAGGCTGACCGATGCCGGCGGGGTGCGCATCCCCCGATTCGTACAGATCGCCGAGGCGCTGGGCTATGAGAGCGTGACGACAAAGCGTCACCGGTTGCATACCTGCGAATTCACCTGCGAAGAACCCATCAACAGCATTGACTGGCGCTTTGTCTGGACGTTGCAGGTGCCCGATGCCGTGCGGGTGGCGGAAGCCACCTGCGAGTCCGGAGTCGAAGACCCGCTGCGCAGTTGGGGCGGCACTGAACTGGCTTGTGTGATGGCGCGTGAGTGCCCGCAGCCATCCACTGTTTTGATTTCCTATGGAGCAAGCTGATGCAACGTGTAGCAGCCAATCGTAATCCGGCAGTCGACAAATTCGGCGCCGGGAAAAATGGTTTTACCGCGGGTGATCCGCAGGCGGGGGTGGCAGCGACGACTCCAGGGGCAGAGTGGTTTGATGCGGTACAGGAGGAGTTGGCCAACCTGGTAGAGGGTTTCGGTAGTGCCCTCGACCCGACCAAGCGCGACCAGATCAAAACTCTGATCCTGGCGGCGCTGGCAAACAAGGCGGACAAGGCTACAACCCTTGCTGGCTACGCTATTGCAATTGCCTCTCAGGCTCAGGCCGAAGCAGGCACAAGCGATTCCGTACCGATGACGCCGCTGAAAGTAGCCCAAGCCATTGCCGCTCTTGCGCCGAAACAGAAGCAGATCCAGTCGATTACTGCCTCAGTCGCTGCTAATGCGCTAACTCTGACTCTCAATCCGACAACGCTGGATTTCCGGGGCGTCCCCTTGAACAGTGGCACTGTGAATAACCGATCTGTTCCTGCTGCGATCTCTCTGGTGGTCCCGGCTGGGGCAACATTGGGAACTGTTAACGGGCAATCTGCACGCCTAGCATTGCTGGCGATCGACAACGCAGGCGCCGTTGAACTGGCGGTTGCCAACTTGGCTGGTGGCGTCAACCTGGATGAGACCACGCTGATTTCGACCACGGCGATCAGCGCCGCTGCGGCTAGCGCCAGCACGATCTATTCCGCCACGGCACGCGCCTCTGTGCCGTTCCGCGTGGTGGGTTTTATCGACATCACCGAGGCGGCAGCCGGCACGTGGGCGACTGCCCCGTCCACGATTCAAGGTCAGGGCGGAATGTCGTTGGCATCACTGTCTTCGTTAGGTTATGGACAGTCGTGGCAGAACATGACGGCCAGCCGTGCTGTTGGTACGACCTACTACAACACGACGGGAAGGCCTATCGCTCTCGCGGTACTGTGCGGCCAACTGGGGGCAACGGTGAGCATGACGATCAATGGCGTATCAGTGCCGGTGTGTTACGCCTACGCGTCATCGTCGGAACGGCCGTTCGGCATCATTATTCCGGCGTTCGCTAGTTACTCTCTTAACTCAGGGCCAGCCATTTCTAGCTGGTACGAGCTTCGCTAAGGAAAGACCATGCCGCACTACAAAGACCAAGAAAACAGGGTTCACGTGCTGGACTCGGCCGAGTTCGAGTATCTGTTGCCGCTTGGCTGCGTTCGTATCGGTGATGCAGAAGCTGCCGCGCTGTGCGCTCCATCGATGGATCAGATAAGGGCTGCCAGCCTGGCGGCTATCAATGGTCGTGCTTCTGAACTACTGGCCAACCTATCTGCCGCCTATCCCGATGGCGAGGTGCAGAGCTGGGCTCAGCAGACGCGCGAGGCCGAAGCACTGGCCGTCGATCCCGGTGCCGCTACACCGATGCTGACTGCTATCGCCGCCTCGCGAGGACTGACAGTCGAGGAGTTGGCAGCCCGCGTGCGCGCCAAGGTCCAGGCCTATGCTGTCGCGTCTGGCCGGATCATCGGCCAGCGCCAGGCGCTGGAAGATACTATCCACGCCGTGGACCTGAGCGCGCCGGACGCAGCCGAGCAGTTGGGGGCGATCCAATGGCCGGCATGATGCTGCTCAAGTGGTCGTGGGGCGTGCTGTCGCCGCGCCTGAAATTGCTGTTTCTTCTGCTGGCCGGCGCTATCGCTGGCCTTTTTGCTGTTGGCTGGGGCGTGTTGGCTGTCCTGGCGGGCAGTGGGCGGGTGGTGCGGGTGGCGGTGGCGCTGGATCAGGCGGCCAACGCCGCCATTGGTGGCAGCGAGGATGAAACCATCAGCAGCCGTGCGGCCAAGGGTGCGCGGGCAGGGCGCTGGCACTGGTGCATTCTGTGCCGTCTGCTGGACTGGATCGATCCCGGCCACTGCGAAAAATCAATCGAGCCCGATGAGGGCAAACCTGCCCCGGCTACGCGCCGGGGCTTTTCTTTTGGGGGTGGTATGGCAGTAACCGTTAAACGCAAGGCATGGCTGTTCCTGGGGGCGCTGGCGGCCAGTGCGCTGGCATTCATTGCATTCCGCAATCTGGCTGGCGTGGCGATCGCGGCGCTGCTGTCCGGCCTCAGCGCCAGCGCCCTTGCATCCTCGGCCGGCGCGGCCGGTGGCAAGGCGGCGGGGGTGCACTTCCCGGCCTTCATCGGGGCGTTTGCGGGCAGCCTGCTGCTGTGGGTGCAGTTGCGTGGCCGGCCGCTGGTGGACAAGGTGGTGCTGGTGCTGGGTGCTTTCCTAGCTGCGTACTACGGCGGTCAGCTGGCGGTGGAGGTCTGGCCGAAGCTCGGCGCCGGCGGGGTGGGGGTGGCCGGCACGGTGTGCGCCTGCCTGATTGTGCCCTTGCTCGAGGCCGTGCTGGCGCTGCTGAAGGACGTCGCCTGGATCAAGCGGCTGATCTCCAGTCGGCTGGGTGCAAAGGACGCCGCGCTGCCGGCCGCGGATATGGCGGAGCGCCCTGTGAATGACAGCGCTGCCGGCTAGTTGGTAGTCGATGCCGTTGAGTGAGACGAAAGAAAACCAGCCCCGCCACGCGCGGGGCTTTGTCCTTTATGGAGTGTGGCCATGCCCCTGCTATCCACTGAGAATCAGCTCGCGCTGATTCTGCCTCAAGCCAAGCGCGCCGCAGTGCGCGCTTTTTTGCAGCCGCTGATCGGCGCCATGGCGGCGTATGGCATCGATACGCCGGAGCGGCAGGCTGCGTTCCTGGCGCAGATCGGCCATGAATCTGGCCAGTTCAACTATGTCCGGGAATTGGGCGGCAATGCTTACCTGGCCAAGTACGACACCGGCACGCTGGCTACCAGGCTCGGTAATACGCCGGCGGCCGATGGTGATGGTCAGCGCTATTGCGGACGTGGGCTGATCCAGATCACCGGTCGTCGCAATTACGAATTGTGCGGCCTGGCGTTGGAGCTGGATCTGCTCGGCCAGCCGCAGCTGTTGGAGCAGCCTGCCTACGCCGCGCTTTCCGCAGCTTGGTTTTGGCAAAACGCAGGCCTCAACGAGCTGGCAGACAAGGGGGCATTTGATGCCATTACTCGCCGTATCAACGGCGGCCAGAACGGCCGTGAAGATCGTCGCGCCATCTGGGCAAAGGCGAGCCAGGTTCTGAAAGGCTGACCATGTGGAGAAAAGCCATTCCATGGCTGCTGCTGCTCGGGCTGCTGGTGGGTTCGCACTGGTGGGCCTACCGCCATGGCAAGGATGTGGTGGCTTCCGCCTGGAAACTTGCCGATGCCACCCGTGAGCGAAACGACAACGCCACCATCAACGATCTGCAGCAGCAGTTGCGTCGGCAGGAAGCCAGGGCGGCCAGCCAGCTGTTGGCCGCAGAAACCAACTACCAGGAGTCACTACGTCATGTTGAAGCCGAGAAAAGCCGCCTGCTTGCTGATGCTGCTGCTGGCCGGCGGCGGCTGTCAGTCCCCGTCAAGGCTGCCAGCTGCCCAGCTGCAGGATCTACAGCCCAAGGCGCCGGAGGCGCAGCAGATCCAGCGCCACGAGCCGAACTTTCTGACGCGGCTGCAGGATTTCTTGTCGGGCTCGCCGCTGAAGCCGACGCCGTAG